GTTTTGTTTGCCAACGAGATGAATAAGAATTCTCATCTCGATAAAGACATGCAATATTCTTTTTATCTAAATAGTTTGAGGAAGCGTAAAAGGTTTTCACCTTGGCTCCGAAAGGATAAGATTACTGATCTTGATATTGTCAAGCAATACTATGGTTATAGTAATGAGAAGGCAATGCAGGCACTGAAGATCTTGTCAAAAGATCAAATAGATTTTATTAAGAAACGACTTGACATTGGTGGAACATGACAAACAGTATTGAACCTCAGGTAAATTGGACACCTGAGATGATGGTTGAAGTTATGTTGAATGAACCTGATGATTTTTTGAAGGTTCGTGAAACTCTTACCCGCATCGGTGTTGCTTCACGCAAAGAGAAAAAACTTTATCAGTCTTGCCATATTCTTCACAAGCAAGGCAGGTACTACATCACTCACTTCAAGGAACTGTTTGCTCTTGATGGCAAACATGCAAACCTTACTGTAAATGATGTTCAGAGACGGAACAGGATTGCGAGACTCCTCTCTGATTGGGGTTTAATTAGCGTAGTAGATGGCGAATCCATTATGGATATCGCGCCTTTAAACCAAATTAAGGTTTTGTCTTATAAAGATAAGAACGATTGGATCCTGGAACAAAAGTATAATATTGGGTCGAAGAAAAAAGTAGAAGCGACCGAGTAATCAAATGGAAGAAGAGTCATACGAATATCAACTATTTTTATCAATAGATGATGTTCGTATGCTTTACAACCATACTTGTTATTCAATTGAAAAATGGCCAGGAGCACCTGCTAGACCATATGAAGAACAAGAGTTCTTGTGGCATATGAAGTCTCAACTTTTTGCTATGCTTGCTGACCACACATTCAATAACGGTTAACCCTATAACCATATTCGGTTATTACGGTTACTCTTTTTTGTAGTTTATGGTTAAATAGTAGTGGATGCCGAAAGGGTCCACACAACATAAACTCGCTTACAAAAGGAGCTAAAACCATGGGTAACCTCATGAGATACGGTGCTGCAGATATTCCGCAGCTTTTGGATAGAATCAATCGTAATAGTATTGGAATGGACGAATATTTTGATCGTCTATTCAACATACATGAATCATCTACCAACTATCCTCCCTATAATTTGATCCAGGTTAGCAATGTAGAATCGCGTTTAGAAATCGCGCTTGCTGGATTCAAAAAGGAGGAGGTAAATGTCTACACAGAGTATGGAAAACTTTTTGTCGAAGGACAAAAAGAATCCAAAGGAGATACGAACTACGTCCATAGAGGAATGGCTCAACGATCTTTCACCAGAGCATGGACGCTCAGTGATGATACGGAAATTAGATCAGTTACTTTTGAGGATGGGTTACTGAGTATTGAACTTGGTAAAGTAGTTCCAGAACATCATGCTCGTAAAGACTACTTATAAATAACTGCGGGGCATACCCAAATATCGTCGCCGCACGGGCGGGGTTGGTCAGAATCAACCCTTGCCCACTTTTCTTTTTCGTGCTAATATTAAATTAAACTTCGTTTAGTCATGGCAATTAAATTAGCTGTCGTAAAGACAGGAGAACAAATCATTACTGATGTTGAAGAGATGCTTCTCGAAGACAAAGTAGTTGGATATTTCTTTAACAAACCCTGTGTAGTAAAAACAGGTGATCCAGAGGTTAGTGAAGAGGGTGGAGCATCTTTTGAGATTAAACTGAGTCCTTGGATTGCTCTGGGTAAAGGTTATAGATTCCCAGTTCCTCTTGATTGGATTGTAACATTCGTTGATCCTGTCAATGAACTTCATCGTATGTATTTGGTTGACATCCTTAAAGAAGAGGAAGAGGATCAAAGTCAATCTATGGTAGTAACTGATAGTTGTGAGGACTGCTGATATGGATCCTAAAGTTATTATTTTTCAAACTGGTGGAACTCTAATTTCACGATTAGAAGAGGCACCATCAGCTGATATTGGTGAACCAGATTGTATTCTGGTACAACCATTTAACATTATGCCTGACGGAACTCTCAAAAACTGGTTGGGTGACATTACGGCAGATCAAAAATTCAAGATTCATTCCGATAAGATCTTGACCATTGCCGAACCAACTGATAGAATCAGAGAACTGTACAGCAACTTGACTAAGTGAGATTCTATACGAACGTCCAGATGGTCGGGAACCAATTCCTCGTTAGGGGTTATGAAGACGGTAAACGCTTCACAACTCGCGAGAAGTGGAACCCGACCCTTTTTGTGCCCTCTCAAAAAGATACGTTCTATAGGACTCTTAGTGGGGAGCAAGTCGAAGCAATCAAACCAGGCACAGTGCATGAGTGTCGTGAGTTCATCAAAAAATATGATGGCGTAGAAGGATTCAAGATCTACGGTAACGAGAGATTTATTTACCAATACATTTCTGAAAAGTATTCTGAGCAAGAGATTAAGTTTGATATTGGTAAGATCATGCTATCTACCATTGATATTGAGGTTGCGTCTGAGAATGGATTCCCAGATGTAGAATCTGCTTCTGAGGAAGTTCTCCTTATTACTCTCCAGGACTACGCTACCAAGGAGATTATTACCTGGGGTCAAGGTCCATTTAAACTCAAGCAAGGGAATCACTATTACAAGCAGTTCAATAATGAAGAAGATCTTCTTCATGATTTTATTAGTTGGTGGATTGATAACACCCCAGAAGTTGTTACTGGATGGAATAGTAAACTGTATGATATTCCATATCTAGTCCGCCGTATTGATCGAATCCTTGGTGAGAAGTTGATGAAGAGACTCTCTCCGTGGGGTCTTGTAACCGAGCAAGAGGTTTATATCCAAGGTAGGAAGCAACTGTCCTATGATATTGGTGGAGTCTCTCAGTTAGATTATCTAGATCTCTATAAAAAGTTTACTTACACTAATCAAGAGTCTTATCGACTGGATCACATTGCAAATGTGGAGCTAGGTCAACAAAAGTTGGACCACTCTGAGTTCGATACCTTCAAAGACTTCTATACCAATGGGTGGCAGAAGTTTGTAGAATACAACATCATTGACGTGGAACTTGTTGACCGATTGGAAGACAAGATGAAGTTGATTGAACTTGCATTGACTATGGCATATGATGCTAAGGTCAATTATGAAGATGTGTTCTATCAGGTGAGGATGTGGGACACAATCATTTATAATTACTTAAAGGGAAGGGGAATTGTTATTCCTCCTAAGGAGAAATCCGACAAAAACGAAAAGTACGCAGGTGCTTATGTCAAGGAACCGATTCCTGGAAAGTATGACTGGGTTGTTAGTTTTGACCTTAATAGTCTGTACCCTCACCTTATTATGCAGTACAATATCTCGCCAGAGACGCTTCAGGATACCAGACATCCAGCGGCAACAGTTGATAGAATTCTTAATGAGGAGATAGACTTCGAGGATTACAAAGACAGTGCGGTGTGTGCTAACGGGTCCATGTACCGTAAGAATACTCGTGGGTTCTTGCCAGAACTCATGGATAAGATGTATAGCGAGCGAGTGATCTTCAAGAAGAAGATGCTCAAAGCGAAGCAAGCATATGAGAAGACCCCTACTAAAGAATTGGAGAAGGAAATTGCACGTTGTAACAATATTCAGATGGCTAAGAAGATCGCCCTTAACTCTGCCTATGGTGCTATTGGCAATCAATATTTTCGTTACTATAAACTTGCTAACGCCGAAGCAATCACCCTATCTGGACAAGTCTCCATCCGCTGGATTGAGAACCGAATGAATGCCTATCTAAATAGGATTCTAAAGACGGAAGGCAAGGACTATGTTATTGCTTCTGATACTGACTCTATTTACTTACATCTTGGTCCACTTGTCGATCGCGTATTTCCTGAAGGAACTGATGACAAAGCAAAAGTAGTTGAGTTCCTTGACAAAGCATGTCAAGATCAGATCGAACCATTTATCGATAAGAGTTACAAAGAGTTGGCAGAATATGTCAATGCTTATGATCAGAAGATGTTCATGAAGCGTGAGAATATTGCTGACCGTGGAATCTGGACTGCCAAGAAACGATACATTCTCAATGTCTGGAATAGTGAGGGTGTTGCTTATGCCGAACCTAAACTGAAGATCATGGGGATTGAAGCGGTCAAGTCATCAACTCCTGCACCTTGTCGGACTATGATTAAGGGTGCTCTAAAACTTATGATGACTGGTACTGAGGAGGATGTGATTGAATTCATTGATAAGAGTAGGCAAGAGTTCAAAAAACTACCTCCCGAACAAATCTCATTCCCAAGATCTGTATCCAATGTCAAAAAGTATGAGTGTAGAACTTCTATCTATACAAAGGGAACACCTATTCATGTCAGGGGTGCTCTCTTATTCAATCATCATGTAAAAGACAAAAAACTGACTAATAAATATTCACTCATCAATAACGGAGAGAAGATTAAGTTCTGCTATTTGAAGGAACCAAACCCACTGAGAGAAAACGTTATCTCATTTATTCAAGAATTTCCTAAGGAACTTAACCTTGACAAGTATATTGATTACAACCTACAATTCGACAAGAGTTTTGTTGAACCCGTAAAAACTATTCTCGACGCCATCGGATGGAATGTTGAGAAGACTGTAAACCTTGAACTATTTTTTGGATAATGGAACTTCCTATTAATGATGCAGAACTCGCCACTATCGTAGGTGCGCTTCGTTTGGGTGGAGATACCTCTCTCTACCAAAAGTTGAAGATCATCAAGGAGATTCGTGAGGAGAACCCTGGTGGACCTTACAAAAAAATTGCCCGTGAAAAATTTGGATTTGTGATCTAATGGATTTTTTAAAAGATATTGTAAAAGAGATTGGTGATGAATACACACAACTCGCTGCCGATATTGACGAGACTGAAAAATATGTGGACACGGGTTCGCACATTTTTAACGGACTCGTTTCAGGTAGTGTATTTGGTGGTGTATCTGGGAATAAGATTACTGCTATTGCTGGAGAGTCTTCTACTGGAAAGACTTTCTTTTCTCTCGCTGTGGTTAAGAATTTTTTGGATTCTAACCCCGATGGTTATTGTCTCTACTTTGATACTGAGGCTGCTGTTAACAAGGGACTACTTGCCAGTCGTGGAGTTGATCTAAATCGAGTTGTTGTGGTCAATGTGGTGACTATTGAAGAGTTCCGAAGCAAAGCACTTCGGGCAGTGGATATGTACCTCAAAGCACCTGCAGATGAACGCAAACCCTGCATGTTTGTGCTAGACTCTCTTGGAATGCTGTCCACTGAGAAGGAGATTACAGACGCCCTCAATGATAAGCAGGTTCGGGACATGACTAAATCTCAACTTGTCAAAGGTGCGTTCCGTATGCTCACTCTTAAGTTGGGTCAGGCAAACATTCCCATGATTGTCACTAATCACACCTATGATGTTATCGGTGCTTACGTCCCCACAAAGGAAATGGGTGGCGGTTCTGGTCTTAAGTATGCTGCTTCCACTATCATCTATCTCAGCAAGAAGAAAGAGAAGGACGGCACAGAGGTTGTAGGTAACATCATTAAAGCAAAGACCGCTAAGTCTCGTTTGAGCAAGGAGAACAAAGATGTTGAAATTCGTCTCTATTACGATGAGCGTGGTCTTGATCGATATTATGGTCTTCTTGAACTCGGTGAGATTGGAGGGATGTGGAAGAACGTTGCTGGTCGATATGAGATAGACGGAAAGAAGGTCTATGCCAAAGCAATCTATAAAGAACCTGAGAAGTATTTTACTCCTGAAGTTCTAGAACAACTTGACGTTATTGCTAAGTCTGAATTTAGTTATGGTGAGTAATGGAGTCTATTGAGCACACGATTCTAAAGAATCTTTTATATAATGAAGAATACTCCCGCAAGGTAATTCCCTTCATCAAACCTGAGTACTTCCAAGAAGTATCTCAAAAGATTACGTTTGAAGAGATTGTTGCCTTTATCACAACATATAATACTCAGGTTACAGTCGAAGCACTCCTCATTGAGATTTCTAATAGGAAAGATCTCAATGAAGGGATGCTCAAAGATCTACAAATTCTTATTACTAATCTGGAAGAGAGTCCTGCAGATCTTCAGTGGTTGTTTGATACCACTGAGAAGTGGTGCCGTGATAGGGCAATCTATCTTGCTCTGATGGACTCTATTAACATTGCTGATGGCAATGATGATAAGAAGAATCGAGATGCTATTCCATCTATCCTCAGTGAAGCATTAGCAGTCTCGTTTGATAATAATATTGGTCACGATTACTTTGCAAATGCCGATGAGCGATTCGACTTCTATCATCAAAAGCAGGACAAAATCCCCTTCGACTTGGAATACTTTAACAAGATTACAAAGGGAGGTCTTGTTAATAAGAGTCTTAATGTCGCTCTTGCTGGGACAGGCGTCGGTAAGTCTTTGTTCATGTGCCATATGGCTAGCGCCTGTTTGCTTAACGGACATAGTGTCCTATACATTACAATGGAGATGGCAGAAGAAAAAATTGCTGAGCGTATTGATGCAAACCTCCTCAATGTTCCCATACAGGAGATTGCTGATCTTCCTAAAGTGATGTTTGACAGCAAAGTCACAAAATTGGCACAAAAAACACAGGGTGCTCTTATAATTAAAGAGTATCCAACTGCAGGCGCACATAGTGGAC